GCTTAGATAAAGGATCAGGTGATTTACGTACCACACGCCTGTTAATCTTTTTTCGTTTACGAGTGCTAGCCATATTAAAATTATGACTTACTAATTAAGATAAAGAGATCATCGACACGCTTTTCTAATCGTGTTAATTGATCCTTCATACTAGAGCCACCATTAGGTCGTAACTCATTTAGCCAGCCTTTAACTAAGAAACGTAATCCTACTAGCCCGCCTGATAGCACGGCCATAACGCCAGCGCCAAAGCCAGCCCATTCTGTAGGTGTCATGCTTCATTAGAACCGATGCCATAAGCACTGTCGGATTTATCTAGAGCCCTAGCTGCTGGACCTGCTAGCGCTGCAACGATTACAGACACAGCAGGATCTAAACCTAATTCATTACTTGCTAAAAATGTTAGTAGCGATACAAGCACACCTCTAAAGTATGATTTGAGTATTGCTTTTTGCTTTTTGCTTATCTTCATATCTTGCCCCCTATTAGTGGTATGTCAAACGGCCTTGCATCTGTATCGCCTAGCTTTGTAAAGCTGATATGTAAATGTCTTTTATGGGGATTTATCCCAGAATACTTACGCCATTTCCAATTTAATATCTTTGAGCATATTCGCCCGTTATAGATGACGTATGATATGCGTTTATCTTGTTTGGCTGCGATTCTGATCTGGTCAGCCAGATAAGGTGCGAGGCTGTCGGATGACTCCAACCTAGCATTAAGATCAAGACCTCGTACCCACCCGAACTGGTCTGGATTATGATCCGATTTTCTGGCGGAGTGGCGACTATCGCCCAACCATCCTTCTGGACTTTTAGTACACCGATCTGGAAACCAGGTATCAACTTGATCTCTTAACTGCACACCAGCTGCACATAGTTTAGGTTGCATTACAAACCTAGAGCTGTTAAATCCTCAACAGTTAAACCAAGTGCTGCAAGTTTTGCCTGTGCTGCTGCTTTAGCTGCCACCTTTGCTTGCGCCTCGGCTGCAATTTCTGCCTGAACTGTAGGCCACAAATCATCTAAGGCTTTTTTTGTTGGCTTTTCTGAATTAGATAACCAATTTAATTTAGAATAATCATTATTTACTAAAGTAAATTCTGATCCTTTGTATTTTCTATTTAATATTAAATCATAGTCAATCATTATGCACCTATTTCCATGCAGGTAATTGTTGATGTGTATGTGGCGTTTCCGTCATCATTCCATGTATAACTGCGATTTACATAAAATGAACCTGAACCAGCACCAACAATTCCTTGAACTTTATATGTTGTTGATGAGGTAGTTGAAGGGCTGTCTAAAAATATCATTGTGCCTGTATCAACGAGGGTGTCATTACCCACACCCACACCTGATGTGGCTCTGATTCTGCTGCCATTTATTACACCAACATTGATTGCGGTGCTATCTCGCATCATTCTAAACATACATCGATTGACACCTACGGCTTGGCTTGCTGATAATTGCACCATAACAAGAATTTTGCTTGTAGCAGAGGATGGTGTAATTGCTCTACTTAGCCCAGTTACATCTGTAAATGATGCTGAACTTGCAGAAAATGTATCATCTAAAACTGTAGATACAACCTGTAATACTTTGCCGCCACCGCCACCCACTGCTACCCATGCACTGCCACTATAAGTTAAAAGCTGATCTGTGTCTTTTAGATAACACGCATTACCTTCTTGTGGTGAGGTTACAGCTGCATTTCTAGCAGCGGCACTAGCAAACACCCAAATACCTTGCATCAAGTAGCCATCAACATCGGCAGCGGTTAATACCTCGCCTGTAACAAAATCTTTAAATCCTAATCCAGCGGCCATTATTTCTCCTTAGTAACTAAGCACATTATAGTCTAAAGTGCCGTATATATTGTTATTTAGAATCAGGGCATCAATTACGGGTTGTAAAGTCGTAAAGAAGACCCTAAAGCTGTTTGGTGTGATTGTTGTAGCCACGCCAAATATCTGCAAAGTGTTATCGAGGGTAGATCCTCCTGGCTGGGTAGTTACTATTCTGATTGGGTCAAAGAAGTCCAACTCTAAGGCTGCGATAATGCCTGCGTTGTAATTTGCTGTGTATAAATCTAACTCGATTCCATCGCATCTGACCTGTGTCTCGGCACGGCTAGCAACATAAGCCTGAGCATAATCTAGAGCTACTGCATCGGTCTGCATTAGTAGATCCTGCAGGTTATATGAGTGGATAAAGTATTTGTCAATAGATGCCTGGTTAATGGCGGTCTGTGGTGATCCACCTGCACGGCTCACCTGCGCTGAATTAAAGATCAAGTTGTCATCTAGTTTCCACATAGCATTGGCGTATGAGATCCCTGTGCCATCATCATTAAAAGTAGTTATTGTGCCAGCTATTGAGCTAGCGGTTACTGATCTATCTTGAAATACAAACTCGCCATCGGTGTTTACATATAAAGCACCATATTCGCTATCAGCCACAGTTTGCATAGCACCTAAAGAAGTGCGTGCAGTACCAGGATCTGCCTGAAGCGTAGTTAAACCCGCATCAACATCCCGCATGGTCGCTGGCCAAGATATAGCATCCAAAATATTATTGATTCTTGCGCCACTTAATTGTCCAGCGCTTGTACCGCTAACTGTTGAAACTTGAGCATTCTGAGCAAGTCTAAACGCATCGACAGCTTGTATAGTTGTATAGGCAACTTCTGTAGCATCTTTAGGTTGGGTGTTTACGTAGCTTGTAATAAAGCCAGAAAATAAAGAATAGGTAGTAGCACCATAAGTGGCTGAAATCTGCACCTTCTTCATCGGTGTCAGCAATTCATAATATGGCCCTGTCGGGTTAGTTGGGTTAAAGTCACCATTTTGATCTACTATGCGTAAAGTTAATTGGCCTGTTTGAAATTGATCTGCTAAAGCGTTGCGACCTCGGCTAGTTTGTATGTAATTTATTTGATCTGATACATCGACAATTATAGCTGAAGCGTCTGATAATACGTTTACGTCTAATAAACCAGTATCTAAAATCATTGCAGGTGCAAATGATGGGCCAGTAGAGAAGTTAATTACCGCATTGATTGTTGGTACAGCCATTATGTGCCGCCAGATAGACCGCCTGCAGGTGTAGTGCCACGGCCCATCTTATTTATTCTTAATATGGTCTCGTTAATTGTGTTAGTTAAATCTTGCTCGGTTAATACTGATCCAGCCACGTTTACAGTTACTGGTGCGTACTCGCCACGTGAGACACCGCCCATAGCAAAGGTAGCAGCGCTTGGTAATTGCATAGCACCGCCAGCGCTCTGTGTAGGCACGTTGCTTATATTCTTATAGGCGTCTGCATACTCGCCACGCTGGACTGCACCCATAGCAAATTTAGAAAATGATTCAGCTGACAAAGCAGCGTTATTCATAGATTTAGCCAGTTGGTTTGTTTGGAATGTTAATTCTGTATCTGCCAAGTATTGCTCAGCCTTAGCTGCGTTGCCATCTAATATTGCTAATTTCTCTGCAATACGTAAGCGAGTTTCTTCATCGGTTGCTTGGTTAAGTGCAAGCATTAAACCTATGCGCTCGGTATCGTATTTCATTTTTAAAGCTTCTAGAGCATTCTTTTCTTTTAACAACTTTAATTCTCTAGCTTTTAATTTTGCTAAAGCTGCCGCTATCCTTGCTTCTTCATCTTTTTTTAATTGTGAAGCTGATGCAGCCTGACCGAATGGTGTGCCACCTTGATCGCCAAAACCATAATCTTTACTTGCTAAACCTAAAGCGCCAGAAGCACCAATATAGCTCATTACGCCTACAACTATTTTAGGATTTTTAGTTAGTAATGCTAAAGCCAGCATTCCAGCTTTAAATGATGGGTTGCCAGTTAATTCTGTAAATTTGCTAATGACTTTAGCAATTTCTGTAATAGCAGCAGCGGTATTAGTTGCTAGATTTTCCATACTGGTCGCCAAATTGCTTATGCTTTTATCTTTGCTTAATTCAGTTAAAGCATCAACTAAACCTTCGCCTATTATTTCTGTTGCATTAGAACTGGCTACTGTTAAAAGATCCATCTTGCCACGGTAAGTAGTTAATCTAGCTGCTGCTTGGCCTGCAAATAATTTGTTTAATTGTTTTAGTATTGCTTCCATGTCGCCAGTTTTTAAAGCTGCTTCATCTAAGCCTGGTACTAAAGTTTTAAGCGCTCTAGTTTGGCCAGCAAAACCCTTAGCAATAGCGTTGCTTACTTCAATGACCGATGCGCCTGTGGCTGCACTTACTTCCAAAGCTGTATTTAATCCGTATTGACTTAACTCGACAGACTTTGTAACTGTCAATAAAGCCTGGAATGCTGGCCTTAATTCATCATCTAACACGCCCGATATTTTCTGTAGGTTTGCTATGTACATCTCTACCGCTGGAGTTGCAAACTCATTACCAGTATTTTTTAGTTGCAACTCTAAAGACTTAGCTGCTTTTTCATCAGCTGCGAAAGCGTTTACTGCTTTCTTACTAAAGTTTAATAAAGCAGCTGCGCTGAAGGTAACGCCAAAGGTACGGCCTAATGCTTTGACTGATTTGTCAAATGAAGATATATCTTGCTTGCCTTTTTTAAGGGCTCTGCCATTCCAAGTGGCTAATGCCGAGACGACTACGTTGGCCATTATGCTGCCTTCTTATCATATGATTTATTAAAATCAACTGCAGTGTCATTGATAGCATCTAAAATTGCTTGGTATATGCGAGGGCTTTGATTTGCAAATGCTTTGTAAATTAAGCGACCTTTAGTCTTTACGCCGCCAGACCTAACGCCTTTAGTCTTAGGCTGTGCTGTTACTGGCTCTAATGCGCTAACAAACTGATACCCAGCGAAAGGATTGTTAGAGCTGTAATCACGTGTGGATCTTTTCTTGCCTGACTTCTTGCCTTCATATCCTTGTACGTTGCCTAACTCTTTCAAGGTTGTACTCATAATCGGCGCTCTGCCTTGTGGATTCCTACGACCTGCAGTTTCATAAATGCGACCAGCTGCGCTTACGTTGTACACATAATTTTCTACTTGAAATCCGTTTTTAAATTGTACATTCTTGCCTTCTTTGTAACCTATGCCGCCTTTTACTAATGCCGCATTATATTTAGGGAATGGTCTGTAATCTAAATTGGCAGATGCAGGTTTGGCCCAGCCAGATAAAACTTCAGCATCACTGGCTACATAACCTTTGGCCTGTTGTTCTACTCGCTTCATCAATGGCACTAAGGCTATTTTGATACGATTGTACATATCTTCATCTATAAAGCTAAGGCCCTTTTGCACATCATCTACGCCTATTACCTCTACTGGCATTTTTGATCTCCTTAGCTCTATCTGTCAATACCTGGATTATTGCTAGATACATTTCTGTATCCATATCAATAAACTCGCTAGGCGGTATTCCAGTCTCTACTGCTAATTGCGCAAT